ACAGAATACGAAATATCTCATAGTGTTTTTTCATCTAAAACATATCAAAATATGATTACTCATACTCTTGTTTTAGAAGCTGGAGATATTTTAAGGATGCAATCAAATACAGCAAACGCAATGAAAGGTTTTATTAGTACATTAGAAATAGATTTTTAATGGTTGAATTAATTAGCATTCCAAATAACTTAGTTAATAAAGTATGGAGTGTAGTTGAAAATGATGTTCAAAATGCTTTAAATAGATCAGGTAATTATGCTAATTCTGATCATTTTAAATCATGGTGTTTAAATGGCAAATGTCAATTGTGGATATTATGGGATAAAACAGTAGATTCTGCCAATAGATACTATGGTGTTGTTATAACTGAAATAGTCAAAAGACCACTATATAGAATATGCAATATACGTATCATGGTTGGCAAAGATAGATTACAATGGCAGCATCATATAAAAAAAATAGAAGACTTTGCTATAAAACAAAGATGTGATAAAATGGAGCTTATTGCTAGACCTGGATGGGAACGGGTTTTGAAAGAATTTAATTATATTAAATCCCATGTAGTATTAGATAAATATTTAAAGGAGAATAAATGTCCAGTTCAGGAACAAGTGGAAATCAGTCAACAGTAATTCAACAAGAACCATACGCACCATCACAACCTGCTTTAAATCAAATATTATCTGAAGCATCTACAATATATGGACAAGGCCCACAATATGTTGCACCAAGTGCTACTACATTAGAAGGTATTGCACAACAAGAAGCATTAGCTAGACAAGGTTATACTCAAATTGCAAATACACTTTCTGGTCAATATTCTAATCCATTTTTATCACCAATTATTCAACAAGCAGCCCAAGATGTTTATTCTGGTGTTGCTTCTCAATTTAGTGGAGCAGGTAGAACACCTACTTCTCCAATGGCTCAACAAGAAGTTATTTCACAAGTTGCGGCTAAAGCATTACCTTATGCATTTCAAGAATACGGATCTGAAAGACAAAGGCAACTATCTGCTGCACAAGCATTGCCTAGTTTAACTTCTGTTGGTCAAACATTAGAAGGTTATGAGCAACAAAGAATTGCTGCTCCATTAACATCATTAACTAATTATGCAAACATTGTTAATCCTATTGCACGTGGTGGTCAAGTTTCTACCACATTGCCACCAGCACCTAATAGATTAGGAATGGCTTTAGGTGGTTTAACTGCAGGTGGAGCTATACTTTCACAAGGTGGAATGTTTGGTGGTGGAACAAATCCATATATTCTTGGAGGTGGATTTGGTGGTGGTGTAAATCCTTCACAATTTTATGGTGGATTTGGATTAATATAATGAAAAAATTTTATTACGATATAGAACAAAAGTTTAAAAACAAACCTCTTAAATATTATCTTATAGCTTTAGCAATCATTATTATAACTGGAGTTATATAATGTCTGGCGGTGGAGGTTTCATAGGCGACATTGTAGGCGGTGTTGGAGATGTTGTTGGTGGAGTTTTAGATACAGCAGGAGATGTTGTTGGTGGCGTTGCAGATGTTGTAGGAGATGTTGCAAAAAATATAGATATTAAAGATGCTGCACTTACTTATATTTTAACAGGAAATCCTATAGCTGCTGCTGTAGCATCAACATCTATAGATGAAAAACTAGGATTTAATCCTGCAGCTTTTTATGATCCAACTACAGGTGGATTTGGTTTTCAAGATGTAAATGTTGGAGGAGGTCAAATGCCAGATGTTACACAAGGATGGGATAAAATAGCTTCTTCTGCAATTAACGCATTAGCTAATTATGCTACTAGTAGACCTGAAGAATCTCAACAATTAGGACAAACTGGTCAAAATGTATTATCTAGTATGAGTAGCATTTTAGCAGATGTAGCTGCAGGTAAATATAGTAAATCACCAGCTTCTGAATATAATACAAGATCAGTACTTCAATCTTATTATAATGGAGCAGATAACTCATTAAGTGCAGGTCTATTAAATGATTATGGAAATGCTAAAAAAAAAGTAGCTGAAATGATAGAATCCCCAAGTTCAATATTTGGAGAAGTTGCATTGCAAGGCAACCCATTCTATAATTTCATGAAAGAAAGAAATATTGGACAATCTAGACAACCACTTCAAGGATTGTTTAAACCTTATTTAGAAGAAAAAGGAATTATATAATGGGAATTTTAGAAGATCTTTTTAAAAATTCAACAGGTCTTATGTCTGGGTTATTAGCTGATAAAGCTACTGGTCAACAAAGTACAGATGAAACATCTATGGATGTATCATATGATCCTCAACAAAAATTTAAAGATCCATATACTACTACTACTACTAAAAATCCATATTATGGAAATATTAAACAACCTACTCCTTTTACTATAGATCCAAAAACTGGTAAACGAATGATTAATGGACAAGTAGATCAAAGCATAAGTCCTATGACTCCATCTAAAAAACCAAATGATATTGCTGAAATGGCAAAAAATCCTGGAATGTTTGAAAGAATTTTTGGTATGGATACAAAAACTTTTGCAAAAAATTGGCAAGACAAAGGTGGTTATGAAGGATTAATGGCTAACCCTGCATTTTTATTAGGTCTTGGAATTATTCAATCTTCAGCACAAGGTAAACCAATTGGATCAGATATATTTGACATAGCTGTTAAATCTGGTGCAATATCTTCACAGTACGCTGATAGAATTAGATCACGAGCAAGTGTATTAGGGCCAGTTACAGATGCTCAACGTGATATGGTAAGATCAGTATTAGCTGAAAGTGATTTAGCAGAAACAGCAGATGTATCTACTAAAATTAAAAATTTATTTAAAGGTAAAAATACAGAAGCTCTTAATAGACGTGCATTAGATGACGTAGCTGATAGAGCATTAAAATTAGCTAAAGCTGAATCTGCACAAAGAGGTGGTCAAGAAGTTAGATTAGATAGAAGACATATTGAAACTGCTGTTAAACAATTAAAAGACCAAGGTATAATTAATTTTGATGAAAAAGGGTTTTTAAGTTTCTTCTTTGGTAGAGGCATACAATCTACTGCTAAAGGTTTAGCTAAAGGTGGCCCAGTAACAAAAGGTGAAGATTACATTGTTGGTGAAGAAGGGCCAGAAATGTTTGTACCTGAAGTAGATGGAAATATTATAAAAAATGACGACTCTAAAGTTATTAACATGTTACTAGAGTCTAACCCACAACTTAAAAACGTATCTAGAGCCAGAGCAGTAAAAATCTTGAAAGCAAGATTTCCTGATTATTTCTAATGAAATTTACTAAATTTTATAAATTTAAAGTTACAGGTAATGTTCCAATACAAAAGTTACCTGCTCAAAAAACACCAAAATTTAATGAAACATCTTTTTCTCAACTATTAGATGAATCTAAAACTAAAAGATTAAGAACATTTTATGGCACTGATATGCCTAAATCATTTTATGAAAAACCACCTGTATTTTCTCTTGCTAAAGAAAGAGCAGAAAAAGTTGGAAGACGTGTAACAGAAAAAGGTTTACAAAGAATATCTAAAATTAGACAAGCTGCTGCTGCTAGAATAAAAGCAAGACGTGCAGAATTTGGTAAAGAAAAAACTAAAATGTTTCAACGTACTAACTATAGTTTAAAACCTACTGCATTTGCAAAACGTGTTAAATCTAAAGTAGCTACTTTACAAACTAAAGCAATTAAATTAGCTGATATTAGAGGATCTAAAGCACAAACTAAAATGGAACAAAAATTAGGTGTGTTTGTAACCAAACCTAAAGATAGACCAATTTCTTTTTATTCTAAAAAACAAGATGTTCCCGCAGTTAATAGACGAGAAGATGAGTTTATTAAAAAGTTAAAACGTGATATGGGTTATTAATGTCCAATGAGTTATATCTTAATGATACACAACTTAACGATCCTATAAACGACCTTAAAGACGGGATCCAAGATCCTACACAATCTCAAGAACAATCACCTCCTGGTTTCTTTTCATCACTACGTAATCCTGTAGAATTAATGCTTGAAGAATCTTTACCTGCTTCTTTATACCAGTGGGTAACTGGTAATACTAAAAAAGTACAAGCTGAAAAAGCATTAAAGTTTTTGCAAACTTATCCACAATTAGAAGGTACAGGACAATACAATGAAGCTTTACGTATCTACAAAAAATTTGGATACCTATTAGAAGATGACAAAGAACATTCTTTTGATGCTAAAGAAATTCTTAATATGGCTAAAAAGTATCCAAGTGTAATGGGTGCTGAATTAGTTAATATGCTTATTGCAGATCCATATTTATTATTACTTCCATCTACTATGTTTTCAAGATTAGGTAGAGGAATTGTTAATGCTACTAAATTATCTTATGTTGATAAATTTAAACGTGTTAAACGTGTTAAAGCATTGGCTATGCAACAAGCTAAACGTGATATTAAAGTAGGAGCAATGGCTTCTACATTATTACCATTTGCATTTAGTACTGGATTACAACTTGGAGAAACTGGTGAAATTGATGCAGATAGAACTACTGCAGAAACAACATTTGGTGCTACTGCAGGTTTATTAATATCTACAGCTTTAGGTGGTATATCTGCAATGACATCTAAAACTACATTTGTTAATCAACCTAAAATTAATCAAGCCATTATTAATAGACTTAACAAATATTCTAAATTAGATGATGGTATTAAAATTACAGATAATGGTAATTATAAAATTACTGATGATTTATTTAATGATATTAAATCAGATCTTAAAGATTTTTCACCACAAAAAATTGAAGCATTTAAAGCTAAAATAGATACTTCTGTTAGAGAAGTTTTAGAAAATGGTAGAGATAGTATTAAATCTAGTTTAGTTAAAGCTGGAACTTTTGGTGCTATTGGTGCAACAGCACAATTTCTTACAGAAGAAAAAGATAAAGTATATGAATCTATAAAAGGTTTTGCTGCTGGTGCAGCTATTTATGGATTATTAAAAGGTACTAGCAAACTATTTAATCAAGCAAATAAATTATCTTCTATGGAATTAGATTTTGAAAGAATATCAGATACTATTTTAATACAACAAAATAAAGTTAATAGTAATGCTGTTAAATTTACAAGTTCATTAAAAGATCTATTACCTGATATTTCTGATCGTATTAAAGTATTTCATAATATAAATAAAACTAAAGTAAATTCTAATTTAGAATACAGTAAAACTGGTTCTATAATTCCAGACTCAGCACTCACATTAGAACAATTACAATTTAAAGAACATGTATTATCTTATTTTGATACTATGTATAACACTTTAACTAAAGAATTAGATAATCTTGGATTTCAAATTAATTATCGTTCTGCATATACTCCCTTAGTATTTCAAAATTTTACTTCAGGAACTGCAAAAGAATTTAGTGAACGTATATTTGGATCTTCACAAAAATCATCTAGGTTTTTTAAAGAACGTATATTTGATAATATTAATGATGCATTAGAAGCTGGTAATGTATTAAAACCAGGAATGGATGATCCAGTTAAATTATTACAAGTATATACATTTGCTGCATCTAAAGCTTTAGCTAATAAAAATATAGTTCATTATTTAAAAAATCATAGATATGTCTATGGACAAAATAGAGCAGGTTCTCCTATGTCACACTCTATAATGTATGATTCACAAAGTATAATTCCTGAAACATTTAAACCATACTTTAAAGAATTTAGACACCCTTTATTAGATAATAATAATTCTTATTTTGTACATCAAGATATAATGAAATCTCTTAATATGTTATTTGATGCTAAAAATGAAAATGAATTAATGGGTGCAATCTTTAATACCAATTTAATGATGAAACGATCTGCTGTTGGTTTTTCATTTTTTCATGCTGGTGCATTAGTTGAATCTATGTTTTTTGCTGGCGTACCCTTTAAAGTAATTAAAGAATTTTTAAAACCTAGATCTAAAAATCAAATTATGTCTTTAATAGATAATCCTAATTTAACATTAGAAAATTTTACATTTGCTAAAGAAGCATCTGAGCGATTAGGTTTTAAAGATATAGTATCATTTGCTAGAGCATCAAGATTAGAAATCTCTACTCCTGAAGATGTAGGCTATGATAGATTCTATGCAATTTTACAAAAAATAGATAATGATTTTTTAAAACCACACTTTGGTATTAAACCTATGGCCAAAGTTGAAAAAGTATATAAATGGTTTGATCGTATTACATGGGATCGTTTATTTAGCCAAGCTAAACTTTATACATTTTTAAAACAATTAGATAATATTGTTCAACCTGGAGATACCATGAGCAGTATTTATACTAAAGCTAGAACTGCAGCACAATTTACTAATGATGCTTTTGGTGGACAAAATTGGGAAGCTATTACACAAAGCATTGTAAATCCTACTTATAAAAAATTTGCACAAACATTATTTAAACCTGCATCTAGAGGTTATATGCAATTACTTATGTTTGCACCAGATTGGACAATATCTAACTTACGTATTATTGGTAAATCATTACCTGGATTTAACTCAGATCCAACATCTAGACGTATGTATCAATACTATTTTGCACGTGCAGCTATGATGTATGCAACTGTTGGTACTGCATTAAACTATATGTTTACTGGACATTCTCAATTAGAAAATAAAGATCCTACTAGAATTGATATGGGCAATGGACAAGTGCTTACTTTTAGTAAACAATTAATGGAACCATTCCATTGGATTACAGATCCTCAAGGAACTGGTTTAAAAAAACTAGGATCATTACCACGCAGTGTTGTAGAAATACTTACCAATAAAGAATATTTGACTACTAAATGGTCACCTAATATTACTAATAATGATGATACTGCTATAGAGAAATTTTTTAAAATTGGTGGCAAAGCAGGTGAAAAGTTTTTACCTATTTGGCTATTACAATCAACTCGTACCATTTCTGACAGATTGCAGAAAGAAGGTATTAGTGCTGATCTTGCTACAGATGTAGCAGTAGATTTTATATTAGGACAAACTGGACATCCTAGATATAAAGGGCCAAGAACCAGTCAATATAAACTTGCAGGTCTAGCTAGATCTCCATATGAAACATTATTTTAATGAAAGTATTTATATTATTTATACAACTTTGTTCTAATATGTCTGGTATATGTTCTGATTACTATACAGATTATAAAGAATTTAGTACTTATAAAAAATGTGTTGTTCATGGACTTGAACAATCTACTAAAATAATTAAACAATTTGATGATGATATTATGAACAATGAACTTACTATTATTAAGTTTATGTGTATTGAACAAGACTCTAAAAAAGTATAGCTTTTTAAAACAAATACTAGTATAAATTGTATTATGAACAAATCAGTATTAATTATATCTGACACTCATATTCCATATCATCATAAAGATTTAATACCTTTTTTAAAAGATCTTAAAGAAATTATGAAACCAGATCGTGTTATTCACATTGGTGATGAATTAGATAAACATGCAATGTCATTTCATGATAGTGATCCTGATTTACCTAGTGCTGGAGATGAATTAAAAATATCATTACCAATTATTAAACAATTAGAAAACATATTCCCTGCAGTAGATTTATTAGATTCTAATCATGGAAGTTTAGTGTATAGACGATCACTCAAATACGGAATACCTAAAGCTTATTTAAAACATTATAATGATTTTTTAAATGTTGGCAAAGGTTGGGTTTGGCATGACGATCTTACTATTAAAACTTCTACTGGCCCAGTTTATTTTTGTCATGGCAAAGTAGCTGATGTATTAAAACTTGCTCAATCTATGGGTATGTCTTGCGTACAAGGACATTATCATTCTAGTTTTAATATTAAATATTATGGAAATAGTTTAGGTTTATATTTTGGTTTACAAGTTGGTTGTTTAATTGACAAAGATTCTTTAGCTTTTAGATATAATAAAACACAACGTGCTAGACCTCTTATTGGATGTGGTGCTATAATTGATGGATTACCAAAATTAATACCAATGGTCTTAGATAAACATGGCAGATGGTGCGGAAAAATTTACTCCTAGAGGAGTTAGAAATAATAACCCAGGAAACATTAAAAAAAATAATGTTCGTTGGTTAGGTTTGTCTGAAGAACAAAATGACGAAACCTTTTTTCAATTTACTGATGCCAAATATGGTATTAGAGCTTTAATGAAAATTCTATTAACCTACAGATTTCAACATGGATTAACTAACATTTGGTCTATTGTTGAAAGATATGCTCCTTCATCTGAAAATAATACTGAAGCATATAAAAACTATTTAGTAAATGAAACAGGTTATGGAATGTTACAAGAAATTAAATTTACTATAGATGATTATTTACCTGTAGTTAAAGCAATTATTGTAATGGAAAATGGCACAATGCCATATGATGAAGAAACAATTATAGAAGGAATGAAACTCGCATGGTAAAAACAGCAGCATGGCAACGCAAAGAAGGTAAAGATCCTAAAGGTGGTTTAAATCGTAAAGGTATTGCTTCATATAGAAGACAAAACCCAGGATCTAAATTAAGCATGGCAGTAACTACCAAGCCATCTAAACTTAAACCTGGATCTAAAGCAGCAAAACGTAGAAAATCATTTTGCGCTAGAATGTCTGGTATGAAACGCAGATTAACTTCTGCCAAAACAGCTAGAGATCCTAATTCAAGAATTAATAAATCTTTAAGAAAGTGGAATTGTTAATGTTACCTGCTTTAAATATAATTGCACCTTTAGCCAAAATACTATTTAATACAGTTGATAAAGCTATTTTAGATAAAGATCAGGCTGAAAAATTAAAAGCACAATTAAATACACAATTACTACAATCGGGAACTGAAGAACTTAAAGCTGCCGCATCTATAGTAGAAGCAGAAGCTAAGTCTAATTGGTTTGTTGCTGGATGGCGACCTACTTTAATGTATGTATTAATATTTATTCTTATTTGGAATTACATACTAGGGCCTGTATTAAAACTATTTACAGGAACTATTATTACATTTGAGTTGCCTGGAGATGTTTGGACTTTATTACAAATTGGACTTGGTGGATATGTCATTGGCAGATCTGGTGAATCTATTGCAAGGACATTAGTTAATAAATGACTTTTGGTGATGATCCTTTTGGAATTAGAAATAAACCAAAAAATAAAGGGATCACACCCTTACAATTTTTTATTATCTATTTAATTATGTGGTATTTATTCTCACATCACTTTTTTTAATGAACTGTATATATAAACTTTATTGTGGATTTTGTTGTTTACTTAAACAATGTAAATGCATTAATGAAAAAAAATAGTATATTACTAATTGGCAAGTGTAATGACTGTTGGAAAAATATATTTAATAATACAACTTTTATTGTATTAGCAAATCGTAAAAGACTATGTTGGGATTGTTATTGTAAAACATTTAATAATCCCTCTCTAATATCATCTCTAAATAATGTATAGCTTTTAATATATCTTCTTTGCCATTTTTATTTTTATGGCGACATATATATTTAATAGCATTACCTTCTGCAAATAGAAGTTTATTACTATTTATAAATGTTGCTGGTTGTATAACCATATCTTTATAATGAGATCCGCCAATTTGTTTATCAGTTGTTACATTAAAAAATTTAGGATTTGTCATTATTTAGTTTTACAACTATTCGTTTATTATTTCCAGTATAAAATAATACGTCATACTGCTCTTGTGTAAATTGATAATAACCAATGAACATTAAGTTTTTTATTTTATCTTTTATATATTCTGGATTATATCCTGCTATTTCTGTTATATAACAAAAGTCTTCAGACATGGTAGTTAACCATTCTATAGCTTCATGTTTGTATTTTAAATGTCTTTTATCCAAACCTTTATATGAAGCATCTTCAATAGCTTGAATAATAATTGCACAGAAAAGTCTTTTTTCTTTATTTATTTTATTCGATGGGTTTAATAGTGTCTTTACAAATGACTTCATAAGTTGTTCTATATTTGCCACTTGCATCAGAACGCCACTTTAAATCTGATGTTTTTAATTTGTTAAATTTTTCCATCGCTTCTTTTTCGTTTTTTGCATCTATTTCTATAGTTCCCATCATAGTTGTATAATGTTTAAATAGATAGATCATATTTTATTATTTCTACGACTAGCTTCTAAAGTTCTCCATACATCTATAATTAATTGTTCTTTAGCTCTTTTATTTTCCATTGCACCTACTTTTTCAGCTAAAGCAGCTTTCTCTTCTATATGTTGTTTATATACATCAGAAGCATAAAATCTTTGTTCTTTTAATGATATTGAATTATCAGTATCATTATTTATAATATTTAAAGCTTTATCTCTTTTAGATTTATCTTTTAAATACTCTAATCCTGAAGACAATTTAGCATGTTCTTCATCAGTTTCTGATATAAACTTTAAAGCTTCTTCAAGTCTTTTTTCCGTTATCATTATTATCCTTTCTATAGTTTAATTCTAATTTAGTAACATTCCAAAATTTAAGTTCAATACATTTATACAATTCTTTTTTCATTGCTTCAATTTCTTCTTTGTTACAATGCGTATTCCAAGTTAATATACAATTATAATTATTCATCAAATGATTCCTCTCTTGGTACAAATGGCAAATCTACTAATTTATATGGTTTGCCAAACTTAGAAGCAAACTCTTTATTACCAGGTTTGTATTTTAATAATTCTGTTGCTGTCATAGTCATGACATCATCATTATACCTTAATTCAATACCACCTTCTTTAATTGCTGCTCTATGTTCATAATCTCTAATAGATGCATATTTGCCTTGCCATAATTTTTTAACAGTTTTTAATAACATTCTTTCCTCATTATTGGCGTACCTCCTAGAGGGGATCTAAGAGGTACGTAAGTTTAATTTAAAATGGTACTTCTTCTGAAGTTCCCAATTCAGCAGATAAAATTTTTCTAGAAAGTTTATCTACTTCTACAAACACATTGTCGTATTCACTAGCTTCTTTATGTGGCAATACTGAAGATAACAAATTAGACATAGTTAATCTGTATTTTTCTTTCCACTGATCAGTTGGATTCTGAACACTAGAAACTTTTACTGCAGTTGTAGATGATGTTATAGATTGTGGTTTGCTTTCTTTAGCTTCACTCCAATCTAATGGCTCAATCTTTATACATGATTGATTATTAGAACCAGCTTTTTTAATTTTATAGCCAGTTACTTTTACCCTATCACCTTTGTTCATTTGTCTACAATTCTGAGGTACAAATAATTTTCTATCTGTTTGGTCATCCAATTTGACAGATAACCAATACTTGACTGGATTCTCATCATCATGAATGTCTTTTAACCCCTGTATCGTAGCTTCATACGACTCAACATTTTCACTCATTGTTCTCCTTTTGTTTATTTTGTTTATTATACGTTTTATATTTTCCATGCTTTATTCCAAATATTCATAGCAAATTCTTTAGCTGATGTCATTCCTTTTCCCCAACGGAAGTTATCCATTGTTAATGGAAACATTTTAACAACATCTTCTTTAGATTTAGCTATAGAGCAAATATGTTCTATGGAATGAAATACTTGCACCAAATCTATACTTGGAATTCTATCTACCATATCTATGGCTTCTTGGTCTTTTGCAGACGTATACAATAACATAGTTGGTTTGTTATACATCTTTTTATATAAATACTGTTGTCTTACATCACTATCTTTTGGATACCAATTAGCATCTAATTTACCAGATTTTAATCTTTTAAGATAAGCTGTTGCTTTAGTATCTATAATTACATCTTCAAACTCAAAGTCTGTAATACACTTAATAGGATATTTTAATGTATTTATATTAATTATTTTTTCATTTTGATATGAAACAACTTTACCAAATTCTTTTAATGAATTAGTAAATCGTACAGCAATTTCTTGACACCAATGTAATTCTTCACATTCTATTTCTTCTGCATTTGTTTTAGTATTATGTGCTTCTGCATACAATCTTCTAAATGCAGATTCAGCATCAGATTTAATTAGATCTTCTGTAGTTTCTGCTTTTAATCCTTCTTGTGCAGCTTCTTCTGCAGCTAAACCCATAATCATTCTTGGGTTTGCTGGTTCATTATAATCATATAATTCTGTTATAATCCAATATGCTGGACTATCTATAAAAGCATTGCCTCTACTAGCACTATGCCTATAATCTTCTCGTAATATACTCATATATCTCCTTTATTTTTAAAACAAATCACTTAAATAAACATTAACTATTTAATGTTAATTAGCAATCTTTTTGTGTTATATTAACTACACAAGCTAGTTAATATAATACTATTCTTTTCTAGACTTTTTTTTTAAAATACGTATTAATGTAATATGATCCCTAAACAAAAAAAATTTAGAAGTAAAAAGTATTTGATGTGGGTTGCTAATAAACCTTGTTTATTATGCATGACAGAACCTTGCCAAGCACACCATATTACAATTGCTGAACATAGAGGTTTTGGTCAAAAGGTATCTGATAATTACACTATACCCTTATGTTATCCACATCATCATTTATTACATATGACAGGTGAACGTAAGTTTTGGCAAAAATTAGGTATAAATCCTAAATTTTATTCTGAATTGTTATATATTACTTATAATCAAAATAAATTAGAATATGATCAATATTTGTGGGAAAATATGTATAAAAAGGTTACACCTTTAATTAAAGCTAATATTGATTTCTTAACTTCAGTCAAATAGAATAGTTTAATTCTTTTAATTATGGCTAAAATCTACAAATTCACAGGTAAAAATAGATCTGAAAACTTTATAGATAAAGTTAATCCTAAATCTATATCAGAATATCTTACTGAACAACATCCAGATCTTCCTGAAAGAATAATTGCTGCCATGTCTTTAGCAATGATTTATTCGACATATCTTTCCATGGTTTGTGAAGAAGAAAACTATTCTTGTCAAAGTTTATTTGAAGAACCTATAGATTTTCTAACTTCTTATGGCAAAGAAACGATCCACTAAAAAAATAAAATCTAAAGTTGATTTTCCTTATAAAAAGATATCTATATCTTGGTATGATGCTAATTCTGATTCTGGTTGGTTAACATTAGATGAAATGAATAAGCATGAACCAGCATTATGTCATACTAATGCTTGGGTTTATGAAGAAAATAATAAATTTATTAAATTATTTGGTACATACTCTATTGATGAAGAATCTCAATCAATTGAGTTTGGTGAAGTTATTTGTATTCCAAAAACTTGGATAGTTTAAACACTATAATTATCTATTAAATTTTTCTTTAATGGATCAGTTGGTTCTGGATCTGTAGGTTCAAATCCTTCTATTTCAGCTATATCTTTTTTAGTTTCAGTTATTGCTTCTTTAACAATATCTTTTGCTTTTTCTAATTCTGCAGTTAATATTGGAAAATTTCCTGGATATATACCATATATGTATAAATCATTTATAGCTGCAGCTACTCTAGATAATCCTTGATATCTATGTCTTAACCTAGTTATTTTGCTGTCCATCCTTATTATCTTTCTTTTTACTCTTGTTCAACTTTTGTTCTAATAATAAATTATGATTTTTTAATTCTTCAATTTCACGATATAAATTATCTATTGTTTTTTTATACTCGTGTTTTTCAGACAAAAGTTTATTAATGTTAGCTTGTAATAGTTTTTCTTTCATATTGCATCTACCTTTTCTTGTATATCTTTTAACCTTTCTTCTAGCGTATTTATTATCTTATGTAAAGCTACTTGATCTCCAATTTCCATATGTTTATGCAAAGCATTGCTATATTCACACATATTCCAAGCATTTACTAATATTTGTAATTCATTTAATTCTCTTTGTGTTTTGTTAATATTAAGTTCTAATTTACTCATTTATCCTCCTATGCTATTTGTTTATTTTGCGTTAATTGATGACTAATGATGTCATATACTTTCCAACAGGTTTTACCTTCTGGACTATCTTTCCAACAATAATTTTTATTATCTTTGGATTTAAGATGATGTAATACAGTTGTATGATCTCTATTAATTGCAGTAGCTATTTGTAGAGTACTGAATTTAGATACATGTCTTAATACATTTATTATAACTGATCTAGGTCTTACATATTTTCTAAATCTATTATCACTTAATAAATTATCTTTATTTACATTAAATTGTAGACATGCAGAATTAATTACAAATTCAATTAATCTGTTCATTTCTGCCGTATTATAATTGCTTTTTATATGTTCTACTTTTGTTCTTGTCGGTAATGATTCTTTATTATTATTAAGTTGTTGCAAAGCTAATCTATAACCAGCTTTAACACCCATTTTGTACATAAAGCTATCTTCTTTAGATATGTTTTGAAATTGTACAGGTTTTAATCTTTGTTTTAATTCTTGTTTGTGTATTAATTTCATTGTGTCCCTCAATTCATATATTTTAAAAGTTTATTTCTCATTAACTCTATCCAATGAAGAAAATCTTTAATTGCACTAAATTTTTGTGATTTTAAATTCATTTCTTCTATAGCTTCTTCACTCACTCTACGTATTATTTCCATTTCTCTAAGTTCGTTATCTAACTTCACGCTACCTCCTTTGATAATTTTTTGGCTTGGTACATAAACGTCTGTGGCGTTATGTGCCTAAGCCAATCTGATAATGATGGTATGTATCCACAATCTTCAACAACATGTTGTTCTGCTATTAATTTTGTGGGTACTCTTTTACCATCAGAATTTATAATGTAATCTCCAAATTTTTCAATACATTCTTTAATTCCATGAGAATGATGTCGCAATGCTCTATGCCTAAAATCTGGATGATAAGCTTTGGTATCGTCAAACCAATTATGTATTGGTAAATAATCTTCTAATGTACCTTTCCAGTTATTTACACTAGACATTGCATGATGTACTGGTGTTGCCATTTTGTTCCTTTCTTTGTTGTGGGTATAGTTTGGGAAACTCCCCTTGGTCATACCCTAACCGATCACAGTATTTTAACTGCTCTATAAGGCGGCTATTAAATAGCGGCAATTTTTGAGCTAGTAGGTTTTCTGTATTTTACGTTGGTAGTTCTGTTTCTTTGTGTTCCCCTCTACCAGGGCCATAAACAAAGTTTATGAGAATACGCAAAATACAGGTTTTCTGTATCACCTCTATTAAACAATGGTGTGAACCGTAAGTTTAGCATTACCTATTACCTATACACACTTTGTTGTCATGGTAACATTGTTTTTTTTGGCTGTACAAGCGTTTGCATATAATCGTTGTCATTTAACTTTACTAAACTAGTATTACGCACTAAGCACCAAAATTTTTAATTAGTTAATGTTAACCAGTAATTACTGTTTAACATATTTATTACCTTTTGTTCTCTACGTCTTTTAACAAGTTCCTTTGAACCTCTTGTAACAGGGTGTGAAGACCAGTCAGTAACTGCTTGGTATACTGCAAAAACTGTATTACCATAGCTATTCCTATATTTATCCCATAAATTGCTAAGATCATACATAACATTATCACTGAAACGGCCTGCATTAAGCGTAGTTTCCAATTTAGCGATTGTATTTTTAAATAAATACTCGACTTCATTGTTACTTACCTTTCGTTGTATGTACTTAAATAACTCATTACCTAAGTCTTTTTGAGCATTTAAACCTTGTTTAAACATTTCGACTGTGTAATCTGTGTCATTTGCAGCACTATGTTTATTATATACTTTAAATTGCCATTCTGGTCTAACTAAACCATTCATGCAAAGAACATATACAGAACCAAATATAATTTGTTCTGCCCAACTTGAGTCATAACTTGCATATATTCTCAAGTGCGGTACAGCTTTTTCTTTGTAATTGTCTTTTACTGGAATACCATTATTCCAGAAATAAACATCACGTTTAAATTTTGTACCATTGGGATTTACCCAATCTTTGATAGTAATGTTATCAGTCATATTAGCTTCTCTAATTGCATTGCTAACTTTCCATACCAAAGCTCTATATGTTCTTAGTTTGTACTTATTAGATACTACACTTAATGGTTGTTTAGTTGCTTCATTGATTAATGCATATCTATTAGGTATTTCTATTTCTTGTCTAGATTCTTCATTTGAATCTAAAAAGTAAATAGGTTTTTTAATTACTTTAAAATCTATATCATTTGGTAATTGATATAGTTTATATGCTTTTTCTACTGCTAGTTCTGCACTCATGCTGCTTCTCCTTCCTCATCAAATGATTCATATGTTTCGAATGTTTCTTCTCCACTCATAGTCCATTTACCAGTATGTACATCTAAATATACTGTACCACTGCAATGTCCTTCAAAAGCAAAGCTTCCAAATCGTTCTAAACATCCTGTCTTCCATAACAAATTTTCTACTAAATCTATATCATTTAGATCTATTGGTTTATGTTCTTTTATATGATAAAACAAAACATTGTTTTTATTTCTATAAAAAAACAATCTATTTTGATATATCCATTTTTTACTGAAATTGTATTTTATTTCTTTTTCTTCAGGTTTATTGCTAAAATATACTTTATCAAAACCTCCTTCATCATGACCTCCAGCAAACTGACCAACTAAATAGTTGATACCTGCTTCTTTAAATTCATCTTTAAATTCATTTAATATTTCTTTAAGATCATTGTTATTAAATTTCTTTTCTAATCTTGATCTTTCATCAAACCATCCATAATCATCTTTATTTTTGATTTGATAATCTTTAATTAAATCTAATTCTTGCATCATTTGTTCTCCAATCGTTTATATGTTTCTTGTAAATATAATTCACTTTTTAGTTTGTTTAATTTATGTATTTCTTCGTTTTGCAAATAAGTTTGAACTAATAATAATAAAACTATAATTGCAAATAATACTGCAAATACACTAGCTATAATTGTTAATGTTGTCATATATCCTTTCTTATTAGGGTGATGGCTACCTGTGGGGACAGCACATCACCCAATTTTTTATTTATGCTTGAACTACTTTATCAATACTTTCAGCATATTTAGCTGAAATATCCATAAGTTTTTCAGGCGTAAAAGATTTAGATTTATCAGATTCATCCATTCTATTGCACACTCTAATGAATAGTGTGGTAGCTGAAGTCTTCTGTCCCATGGGATCTAATTTGCTTAAGTATTCATTTCTACTTACAGCATAATGACATCTAGCTAATACGTTAGCATAGTAGTCAATCATATTCCCATATTTTTCATCTACTCTTTCTTTTTGACTTTTTTTAACTATTGGTTGTTCCATTTTCGCTCTCCTTTCTTTTCACTTCAAATGGTATAGTTAGTTTTTCAGGCATATTTTTATCAATTGCATTGACAATTCCTATACCTATTCTGATAGGCAATGTAATTATCTTAATTGCCACATCAGTTATTTTGTTTATACGCATCATACTTCCTCCTTAGTCGTTGATACTTTGCATAAGTTTTTCTATATTCTTGTGCAAATTCTTTTGTTCCAGGCTTGGGGTCTACATCTTGAGTTAGCCAGTTATAACTTGCTCTCAAGGCATACCCACCTATTGTGTAACCTACAAATCTAATTATGTTCCACATCATTAGTCCTTTCCTGCTGCATGGACAGCTTACTTGTAGGCTGTACATCAGCAAACATAAAATCTAATTCTGCAAATTTTACGTTAAGGGCTTTAAATAATAATATTAATTTAGGAAATACTATTCTATTTTTTCCTTTTTCATATTTTTGTATTTGTTGAAATGAAACATTTATAGATTTACCAAGTTCACTTTGGGTTAAATTTAAATGTTTTCTTTTATTTCGTATTAGCCACCCTATTTTCCTTGAACACTCTTCTTCTTTCATACATTTCTTCCTCTTTTCCATATAATTTATTTAATACAAATAGTTCACGCTTGTCTGAATCTATTTGTTTTCTCGTCAATGCTCTAATAGTATTAGGATGTTTATGAGTGCTATTTAGTCGCACTAAACTTAGAAATCCTGGCTTAGGCCACTCTATTTCTACATAGGTGGTGTACTCTATATAATTTCGCCACCACCACATCCTTTCTATTTGAACAAATCCAGTAAACTCTAGATTGTAAATCATTTCCAATCCTCGTTTAATTCCTATTTTCTTTTTCGAGAATTTGTTTTTGAATATTATCAATCGCATTTTGTTCTACCCATTCTTTCATGTTTATATATATTTTTAATCTGATGATAGGATCATCAATTTTTTCTACCATATCTAGTAGACTGGTTAGTTTATCTGTGCTATATTTAGTCATACATCCTTTCTTTTTGTTAATCCCCTGCCCAATCGTGTGCGGGGGGTTAACCTTCTTTTATTAAATAATTTATTTCTTTTCTTAATTGTTTAATAGACATTTTATTAAAATCCATAAATCTTGGTCTAATACCATGTACAGATTTATATTCATCCCATATATAATTAATTAAATTATATCTAACTAAATCTCTTAAATTAAAAATACCACACTCTACCCAATGATCAACATCTTCTACCATCAAGCTTTTCCAATTGCCTTTGGCTTTGTTTTCTTCATTGTATTTACGAGCTTGATTGTTATATTTTTTAATATAATCTATTAATTTTTGTGATATTTGTTTGTCTAACATGTATATCCTTTTATTATAGTGTTAAGCCCCACATTTTAGCGGGGCTTAGCACATCTATATTTATTTAATTATTAAAGATTTTAATAACTGCTCAATAGTATCTAACTTTGTTTCCATTCTTTTATTAAAGATGGACTGTACATAAGATACATGCTTAGTAGGATCAAAGTTATTTCTAATCCACTGAGCTTTCTCATTGATTGGCTTTGTTTCTGTTTTGTTTTCCATTTGTTTCCTTTCTGTTTGGTTTATTAGCAATCAGCTTACTGGTCAGCTTGATTGCGTAATTCTTTTATGGTAATATATCCAGCAATTATTCCAGCACTAGCTGACATAATACCTATCTGAGTATTACCAAAGATTGCAGTGGCAATACCCAGAACAGTAATTAACAATGCAATTACTAATTGAACTATATTAATTAGTGTCATTGTTATCTTTTGTTTTTAATTCTTTGGCTATTAAATAACCAAATACTACACTTACTACAAAGCTACCTATTTGAATGGTTAAATAAATCGCCATTAACCACATTAACAAAGTCATCATTGTAAGACCTCCTTATTTGTTTGCTTTATACTTAGTTAGATAAGTACTTATTATGTTCCTCTTCTGTTCTTTTCTAAGATCATGAGGATGTTTCTTTTTGTTTGGTAGTGGTGTTATAGGCAATTCACTTATATCAAATAGTGAGTATTGTGCCTCATTTGTGTGTACTACTTTATACATGGGATTATCCTTTCTTGTTATGTTATGGGGATAACAATCAGATGTGGATATCTTATAATCATACAACTTGACCGCTTCCTTACCTGTAAGGATAGCGGGCAAGGTGAAACCTTACCAATATCAATGCAACGAGCAACAGCGAGTTACATGAGTAACAACAAGAAGTCATGAGCAACAGCGAATGACGGGTTTGTAAGTTACCCCAAGCGATATTGGATATAGGTGTTGAATGATATATAGGGGGGTAATGTAGATACTACAAATAAATAGGGGGGGTTTGTTTACATATAGTAGAATTATAATTATTGGTTTGCTATAATAATCCTAAAAATACTGGAGAAAAAAATTATGTATACAGCATTAGCTAGATTTGGTTATGGTATTGCAAAAGCATTACGACCAAGCAAAGTAAAAAAGATATTATCACCTGCATATGAGAAGGCAGTTAAACCTGCGTTTAAAGGCACAAAATACGCATCAGGAGAAGCAAAACTGATTAGCGGTATAGAAGGTGCTGCCAAAAAGGGATATGAAGGTTACAGGAAGCTTTATGGCGGAACATTAGGTACTTCAGCAGGAAGAAAAGCTACCATGTCAGGATTGGGCGGTTTTGCTTTAGGATCGTTTCTTGCAGGGGATGATGAAGACGAGTATTAATGGCTAAAAAAGCCAAGGGGTTTGGCGTTAATAATTATATAAAAAACAAAAGACGCAAACGCCCAGGCAGACATAGCAAAAAAGATAAGAATAATTATAGAGGACAAGGAAGACCATGATTAAAAATATATCCAAATATATAAACGTATTCAAAAGACCTAAGTCTTTAAAAATGAAAGCTAAAGATGCTTATGGATCTTTTAAAAGAAAAACTGCAAAAACAGCAGAAAAAGTAAAATCATTTGCAAAACAAAATAAAAAATCTATAGCTATGGGTTTAGGATCAGGAGCTATATTTACTGCTGGTTATGGTTTAGGAAAAAAGAATGGCAAAAAATAAAATAGAATCTTTAGCAGATCAATTAATTAATTTATCACCAGAAGAGTCAGAACAATTAGCAATAGTCATTAAAGCTAAAATGATGCCTGAAGTAGAAAAACAAAAAGCATTATTAGATGAACAAGCAGCTAATCCTCAAACTGCTCAAATGGGGCAACCTCAGGCAATGCCTATGCAGCCACCAACTACTAGAGATATGGCTATGCGAGGTTTGTTAAGATAATGCGAAAAACTTTAGGACATCTACTTGAAGAACTTAAAGAATTGCAATATGAACAAGAACAGATCATATCCAAGATAGAAGATATACTTGATAATGATGATGATCTATACTTAGATGAGGAGGACATAATATGAAAAAAGCAAAACTAGGAACAGGAACTAGATTTAAACAATTAACTACTAAGTTAAAAAAACAAGGTGTACGTGATCCAAAAGCACTTGCTGCAGCTATTGGAAGAAAAAAATATGGTAAAAAAAAATTTCAACAACTAGCAGCAAAAGGAAAAAAATAATGAAAAAAAAAGGACTCTACGACAATATCAACAAAAGAAAAAAACTAGGAATATCTAGACCTAAAAGCAAAAGCACTGTTAGTGCTAAAGCTTATGCTAATATGAAAAAAGGTTTTCCTAAGAAAGGTAAGAAAAAATAATGCCTAAATTTTATGCACCAGTACCTGTAAGTACATTACCAGCTAAAAGAACTAAAATGCCTGAACCTGGTTTTTTTGAAAGAAGTGGGAAAGCTATTAGAGGAGTTGGTAGAAAAGTTTTAAAAAGCACTGGAGCAGTAGTTAAAAAAGGAATTAAATTTGGAGCTGCAGGAGCATTAGCTGGTGGAGCTTTATATGCTTCAGGTGCATCTTCTAGAAGATATGAACAAGCACCTAAATGGGGCGAAGATAGAGATCTACAAGATACTATTGTTTCTATGGGGTATAAAAATTATTACTAATGACTGAAGAAGTAAAAACTAAAAGAGGTGGTAAACGAGAAGGTGCAGGTAGACCTAAAGGATCTTCTTTCCGTAAAAAGTGGAAAGATATGCAAGAACTTGCAGTTAAATATCAAACATCCCCTTTAGATTATTTACTTTCTGTGTTAAACCATCCATTAAGTTCACCTGAACGAAAACTTTACGCAGCAGAAAAAGCTGCACCTTATGTACATGGAAAAGCTCCAACAACAAATAGAATCGAAACTTCCCCAATTAGAGTCGATCTCAAGTGGGAAGATTAAACAAGTAAATATTAAAATTCCCTATAAGCCAAGACCTCTTCAAAAAGAAGTACACAAATCATTAAAGCGTTTTAATGTATTAGTTTGTCATAGACGATTTGGTAAATCTGTTTTAGCAATTAACGAATTAATTTTAGCTGCAACAAAAGAACCTAGACAAAAACTTGCATACATAGCACCAACCTATAGACAAGGTAAATCTATTGTTTGGGATTATCTAAAATATTATACCAAACCTTTAATGGATTTAGGTGGACAAAGAAATGAATCTGAATTGCGTGTAGATTTTTGGAATGAATCTAGAATACAAATATTTGGTGCAGACAATGCAGACTCACTTCGAGGTATGGGTTTTCATGGCGTGGTTATGGATGAGTATGCCATTATGGCTCCAAGAACTTGGACTGAGATTATTCGACCTGCTATTGCAGATACAAAAGGATTTGTAATTTTTATTGGTACGCCAATGGGACATAATCAATTTTGGGAAGTATACGACTATGCATTGCGTGGGCATCAAGATTGGTTTGGAGCTTTATATAGAGCTAGTGAAACAGGAGTTGTTGATCCAGAAGAATTAGCACAAGCTAAATCTATCATGACAGAAGAACAATATAATCAAGAATTTGAATGTTCTTTCACTGCTGCAGTATCTGGATCTTATTTTGGTAAACTTATGACTGCTGCAGATAATGAAGGAAGAATTGGATCTGTACCATGCGATGAACATGCAGGAGTAGAAACATGGTGGGATTTAGGTATTGGAGATAGTACTGCTATATGGTTTGTTCAACGAATTGGTGACGAAATACATGTAATAGATTATTATGAAAATAGTGGAGAAAGCTTAATGCATTATGCAGATGTATTAGAAAATAAACAATATTTATATTCTAGACATGTAGCACCCCATGATATTCAAGCTAGAGAATTAGGTACTGGAAAATCAAGATTAGAAGTATCTAGAGAGCTAGGTATTGACTTTGAGATAGCACCTAAATTAGAAGTAGATCATGGTATCGAATCTGTAAGAAATATGTTACCATATTGCTGGTTTGATAGGGAAAAGTGTAAACTTGGTATTGATGCATTGCGACAATATAGAAAACAATGGGATGAAAAAAATCAAGTTTTTAAGAACAAACCCCTACATGATTGGTGCTCACACGCTGCAGATGCATTTAGATATGGTGCTGTTCATGATCCCATACTATCTACAGATTGGGATAAACCAATTAAAATAGATACAAAATATATAGTATGATAAAAAAAGAAAAAACAGAACAAGAAATTTTATCCATCATTAATAGAGAAATTAGAGCATCATCAGGTTATATTGGTGGTGAAATAGTAAGTCGTAGAAAAAGATCTTTAGAATATTATCTTGGCAAACCTTTTGGTAATGAACAAGAAGGAAGATCTCAAGTTATATCTACTGATGTTTCAGATACAGTAGAATCTTTAATGCCATCTTTAATGCGTATCTTCACTGCAAGTGATAATGTATTTGAATGTGAACCAGTTGGAGCAGAAGATGAAGAATTAGCTAAACAAGCTACTGATTATTTAAATTATATTTTTTATAAAGAGAACAATGGTTTTATAAGTTTATATACAGCTTTTAAAGATGCATTAATTCAAAAAAATGGAATCTTAAAAGTATTCTGGGATGAGTCTGAAAAAACATCTAGAGAAGAATATAAACGACTAACTGATGATGAGTTTAATCAATTAGTAATTGATGAAGAAGTATCTGTTACAGAACATTCTGAATATGAAGAAGAATTAAAAGATGATAATGATGAAATAATTGACACTATTAAATTGCATGATTGTGTAATTCATAAAACACAAAAATATGGCAAAGTAAAAATTGAACCAGTACCACCTGAAGAATTTTTAATTGAACGTAGAGCTAAGTCTATTGAAGATGCAAATTTTATAGCTCATAGAACTAACATGAGCAGAACTCAATTAATTGAAATGGGTTATGATCCAGAAGTAGTTATGACATTGCCAGTTGGTGATACTAATTATTATTCTGAAGATAGACATGTTAGATTTCAAGATACAGATTTTTCTGCACCACAAGATAAAGGTGACTCATCTACTGATGAAATATTAATACATGAATGTTATGCAAGAATTGATATTAATGGTGATGGTAAATCAGAATTAGTTAAAGTTTGTATAGCTGGTGATGCAGCATATAAAATATTAGGTATTGAAGAAATTGATTCTATGCCATTTATTTCTGTAACTCCAATCTTAATGCCACATAGATTTTATGGAAGATCTATTGCAGAACTTGTTGAAGATATACAATTAATTAAATCTACTGTTATGCGTCAAATGTTAGACAACATGTATCTAACTAATAATAATCGTATAGCTATTCAAGATGGTCAAGTTGCTATGGATGATTTATTAACTAATAGACCAGGTGGAATTGTTAGAACTAAACAACCACCACAAAATGTTATCATGCCTTTACAAGCACAACCTATTACTGATCAAGCATCAGGAATGTTAAATTATTTAGATGCTGTAAAAGAATCTAGAACTGGTCAAACTAGACAATCACAAGGTTTAATGCCAGATACATTAAATACTAAAACTGCAACAGGTATTAATCAAATATTAACCCAATCTCAAATGAGAATGGAATTAGTTGCTAGAGTATTTGCTGAAACAGGTGTTAAAGATTTAGCTAAAAAAATATTTGAATTAGTTTGCAAATACCAACAAAAAGAAAAAATTGTTCGTATTAGAGGTAAGTTTATTCCTATGCGACCATATGAATGGAGAGATAGAATGAACATTACTGTAGCTGTAGGATTAGGTACAGGTTCTAAAGAACAACAATTAATTTTATTAAACTCTATTTTAGAACGTCAATTACAAGCAATTAACTTACAACAAAACGTATTTGGCCCAGTTGTTAATGTTAAAAACATTTATCATACTTTACGTAAACTAGTAGAAAATGCTGGATTAGGTAATGTTGAACCATACTTTATGGATCCTGAAGTTGGTCAAGCACAAATGCCTCAACTTCCACCTAAAGGGCCTACTGAATTTGAGAAGGTTACATTGGCTCAAGTACAAGGTGAAAATGAAAGAGCTGTATTACAATCTCAAGTAGAGATCAAAAAACTTGAAGCTAAAATGAGAGAAAAATTATTAGACTTTGAACTTCAAGTTAAAGATATGGAACTTAAATATAATACTAAGATTGATGAACTTGCTATCAAAAATAGATCTATGATAGAACAACAACAAGTTAGACAATCAGGTGATATATTTAAAAAAATAATGGAAGGACAAGAAAAGTTTTTTAAAAACAATGAGCAATCTGGACAAACAAATACAGAAGGGTCATCAGGCGAAACGCCTATTGGATGAACCTTTACTAAAAGAAGCTTTTGAATATCTCTTTGAAGAATATAAAAAAGAGATTTTTAATACGAGTTACAATGACCATGAACAACGCCAAGTTCTTTGGATGGCATATAATTTGCTAAACAAAATAAAAGGGCATTTAATAACTGTCATGGAAACAGGTAAACTAGCCTCCTCGGAGCTAGAAAACTTAACACGCCAAACTACAAATGAATAGTAGCGTTAACAAAGGAGCATATAATGCAAGTAACTGATCAATCAGTAAAAGGTGCTGCTGATAAAATTTTAGGATTACTGAATCCTCAGCCTGAAACTCCAAAAGAGTCAAAACAGACTGAAGGACAATCAGAACCTAAAGTAACAGCAGAACCAGCAGTAGAGCCTGTAGAGGAACAGGTTACATCTCAAGAGAGCCAATCTTTGTCTGAAGAAGCTCCAGCAGAAGTCGAAGCTACTGTAAATGAGGAAGTAACAGAAGAAACTGCGTCAGAAGTAGAAGTCGAGAAACCCAATCTCCACCGAGTCAAAGTACAAGGTCAAGAGCTAGAGGTTACACTTGACGAACTTAAAGCAGGTTATTCTAGAGATTCCGACTATAGACAAAAAACTCATTCTCTTTCTTTAGAACGAAAACAAATTGAAGAAGAGAAAAGTGTTTTGCGTCAACAATACGACATAAAACTTAGAGAATTGAATGAAGCAATTGCTAGTGCTGAATCACTTACCAGACAACAACTAGACCCTGCTGAATTGCAAAAACTTTATGAGGAAGATCCTGCTCAAGCAGCTAAGTATGACTTTCAACTTAGACAGCAACAAGAAAAGATCAACCAAACAAAATTAAAAGCAAATCAAGCAGCACAAGCACAATATAATGCATATCTAGCTGAACAAAGAAGATTGGCACAGGAGCGTATCCCTGAATTTAGTGATCCTGTAAAATCTGAAGGATTTAAAAGTGGAATTAAATCTACTTTAAAAACTTATGGTTTTTCAGATCAAGAAATAGCATCATTAGCAGATCATAGAATGTTAATGGTTATCAAGGATGCAATGTCTTACAAAGGTTTAAAAAATTCTAAACCTATTGTTCAAAAGAAAATTGCAAACGCACCTAAAATTATCAAACCTGGTATTGCTAAATCAGAAAACTCTAAGAGGATTGACGTAAGGAACAAGATATCTAAACTAAAGAAGAGTGGGCGAATTGAAGATGCTCAATCTGCTATTTTAGGTATGTTAACTAAATAACCTAACGGAGAAAATAAAATGGCACAACCAACTAATACATTCGACACTTACGATGCTGTAGGTATTAGAGAAGATTTGCAAGATGTTATTTACTCTATCTCTCCTACTGACACTCCATTTATGAGTTCAGCAGCAAGAGAAGCAGTAAGAAACACATTGCATGAGTGGCAAACTGATAGTTTAGCTGCAGCTTCTACTTCTAACGCAGTAGTTGAAGGTGACGATGCAAGTCTAGATGCTGTAACTGCAACATCTAGATTATCAAACACAACTCAGATCATGGACAAAACTGTCGTGATCACTGGTACTCAAGAATCAGTTGACAAAGCTGGTAGAGCATCAGAATTAGCGTACCAAATCGCTAAAAAATCTAAAGAGCTTAAAAGAGATATGGAAGCTACATTGTTAGCTAACCAAGCTGAAGTTTCTGGCGATAGTTCAACAGCTAGAAAATTTGGATCTATTAACTCTTGGATTGCATCTAATGACGTATTTGCGGCTGATGGTGCTTCAGGCGGTGCTGGTAATACAGCTAGAACTGATGGTACTCAAGTAGCGTTAACTGAAGCTAACTTGAAAACAGTTATCAAAAACGTATGGAACGCTGGCGGTAATCCTTCTATCATCATGGTAGGCCCATTCAATAAACAGAAAATTTCTGGTTTTACTGGTGGATCTACTAGATTCGATGCTTCTGAAGATAAAACTTTATATACTTCTATTGATGTATATTCTTCAGACTTCGGTGATCTAGAAGTTGTACCTAACAGATTCTCAAGAGATAGAGATGCTCATGTCCTAGACATGGACTATTGGTCTATTGGATTCTTGAGAGATTTCACTATGCATGAATTAGCTAAGACTGGTGACAGTGAGAAAAGACAAATGCTTGTCGAATTCACATTGATCTCTAGAAACGAAGCTGCTTCAGGTGGAGTTTACGATCTAACAACTGCATAATAACTAAATAATATTGGGGGAGTTCTCCCTTTGTTCTCCCCCAGCTAAACTATGAAGTCTTATGGAGATATAGACGGAACGTAGGAGAAACAAAATGAGAACATTAAACGACTATTTTTTAACAGTTAAAATTACTGACGTTAGTACAGCAGGAAGCACATTTGTTGCAGTACCTGATGGCGGTAACATTGTTAAAATATACAGTACAATCAAAAATGCTATTACTACAGCTAATGCTGCATTATCATTTGAGATTGGTGGAACAGCAGTAACTAATGGTGGTATCACTATTGGTTATGATGGTTCTGCTGCTGGAGATGTTGATTCTTCAACACCTTCTGCAAATAATAGAGTAGAAGAAGGAGAAGCTATCGAAGTAATTACTGATGGTGGATCTTCAACTGCTTGTGAATGTATGATAACATTCGTAATTAGAAGATAATCTTTTAGGGGGTGGAAACACCCCCGTTAACTATTAGGAGAAAATATGCATATAGCTATGCGACCAGTAACTACACAAAAAGTTAATTCAGCAGGTTCTTCTGCACAATCCGCAGCTTTTGGAGCTAACATTGAATATGTAAGAGTTATTCCAGATGCTGATTGTCATATAGAATTTGGTGTAAACCCTACAGCAACTACATCTAAAATATTTATGGAATCTAAAACTTCTGAAATTTTTAAAGTTTCTCAAGGAGAAAAAGTAGCTGTAATTGGAACTGTGAATTTATACGTAACTGAATTAAGTGAGTAATGAGTATTTTAAGATCTGTAGATCCAGATGGTACTAAGTACTATTTTGAAGATGATGGAAAGCTTACTATTAAGCAATCCCAAAATACAGATGCTATCTTAAAAAAAAATAAAAATTTATATAACCAAGGAGATTCTGGATATAATGTAGGTAAAGATATGAAGCGTGTTGCAAGTATACCTACACTTGTATTAACTCTTTGGACTAAAGAATACAATGGTACAAACAATTGGTTTGCCTTACCACAAGAAACTAGAAGTAAAATTTTAAAACAAAAATTAAATAGCAGTGATTATAAATATTTTAGAACTGCATCAGGAAGATTTTAATGGCATTAACAACTTATACAGAATTAAAAGCATCAATAGCTAATTGGCTTAATAGATCTGATCTAACTTCAGAAATATCTGAAGACTTTATCAAACTTTGTGAAGCAGATTTTAATGCTAAACTTAGAATTAGACAAATGGAACAGATTGATGAAGTAACTATTAATGCTGAAACAATAACTGTTCCTACTGGATTTATTGGCGTAAGATCATTTTATATTTTATCTGGAGGAACTAAATATCAATTAGAATATATATCTCCAGCAAATATGTTTAAAACTAGAGGAGCAAGTACTTCTGGCATACCTAGAGTTTATGGTATAGAATCTGATAATGCTACAGAAAGTTTTAGATTTGCTCCATCACCTGATCTTTCGTATACAGGATACTTACAATATTATAAAGCGTTTCCTAGTTTATCTTCTGGAAATGCTAGTAACTATATCCTTGCCAATCATCCTGGTATTTATCTTTATGGTAGCTTGTATCATTCATCTAATTTTTTGGGTGGTATCGATCCTAACCAACAACAACAATGGTTAGCTATGTATCAAGTAAATTTAGAAAGATGTGAGAACAATGATAGAACAGACTCTTATGGTGCAGCACCTGTTGTACAAAGAACAGATGTAGGAACAGATTTATCTTTCTATCGTAGAAAAGCATCAAGTTAGGAGTCTTATGCAAATTCCTTTTGGCGAATGGTTACCAGATCAACCAAGTCATAATAATCCTGGATCTAATGTAGCAACTAATGTATATTATGCATTAAATTCATACAAACGATTTCCATCATTAGTTAGTTATTCGTCTAATAATATTGGTGCAGATTGTAGAGGAGGAGGTTCATTTAGAGATGGTTCCAATAATGTTTATAACTTTGTTGCTAATAATACTAATATCTATCAATTAGATGGTGGAACTTTTACTTCAAAAAAAGGATCATTGACTGGTGACAATACAGACTTTTGGACATTTACCCAATTTGGTAATTATATTATAGCAAGTAATGGTGTAGATAATCCTCAATATTTTTTAATGGGTACGTCTACTAATTTTGCAGACTTATCTACAATTGCTACAGATGGTACTCCACCAGTATTTAGAACAAGTGGTGTTATACGAGATTTTTTAGTTACAGGTAATCAATCAGGTAATACTAATAGAGTACAATGGTCTGGAATTAATGATATTGGAACATGGACTCCTGGAAAAAAATTAGCAGATTATCAAGATCTGCCAGGTTCAGGAGGTGAAATCGTTGCTATAACTTCTGGAGAAGTAGGTTATATATTTAGACAAAACCAAATAGTTCGTATGGACTTTGTAGGTGGAGCTACTGTATTTAGATTTTCAGTTATCTCTCCTAATAGAGGAGCTGTATATGGTCAAACTGTTTGTCAAGATAATAGACAAGTATTCTTTTATGCAGATGATGGATTTTATCAAATTAATGGTGATAGCGTTGTTCCTATTGGAGCAGAAAAAGTAAATAGATTTTTTGAACTAGATTTAAACAAAGCATTTTCTGATAGAATTGTAGCTACTACAGATCCTTTTAATCAATTAGCTTTATGGTTATATCCTTCCTCTCAAAATACTAATAATACTACAGGTATTTGTGATAGAATTTTAATTTATAATTACAGTACACAAAAATGGTCATTAGCAGAAGCTAATGCATCATTTATATTTTCACAGTTTGTGGGAGCTTATACTGTAGAATTAATGGATATTATTTCTGAAAACTTAGAAAATATTAATATTGCATTAGATACAGATTTTTGGGCTGGTGGACAAAAATATTTAGGTGCTATTGATACTAATTATAAAGCAGCTATATTTTCAGGAACTTCAAATGAGGCTGAAATTGAAACAGGAGAATTTGAAATATTCCCAGGATTACGTGCAAGTGTACAAGGAATAAGACCTATTGTAGATGCTGAAGCAACTGTTACTATAAAAACTAGAGATAGATTAGCTGATACTGCTACAGAATCTTCATCAGTTATCATGAATAGCACAGGTATTAACCCAGTTAGACAATCTGGTAGATATTTTAAAGCAAATATAAAAGTACCTTCTGGCACTTTGTTTACTCACGCTCAAGGTATTGATATAATAGCAAGTAAAGCAGGTTTAAGATAATGGCTGACGTTGTTGAACGAGATATAGATAATGTTAGATATAGTTTTGAAACTCAAGAATTTTTCCAAAGACAATTGGAAGAATCAGTTAATAGTTTAATTAATAAAAATAATGTAGAAACTGACAAAGTTTTTGCATGGTTTATAGGATAATAAATGTCAGGAATTAAAGATTATTCAAGTACAGCAGCAAATAATACAGCAGTAGGTGGAGTCAGTATTGCAGAAGGTATGTTACCTTCTAATATTAATAACGCATTAAGAGCTATTCTTGCAGATACAAGAGAATGGTATAACGATAGTCAATGGGTTATTTATGGAGATGGCGATGCGTCATTTACTTTTGCCTATGCTAGTGCAACATCATTTACTGTAGCAAGTACAGACGTAACATCTTTTTATCATGCAAATCGTAGAGTTAAAATTGTAGGCTCTTCTACAGGAACTATCTACGGAACAATTAGTTCATCTTCATTTTCAACTAATACAACTGTTAATGTAACTTTAGATTCAGGTGCAATTCAAAATGAAAGCATTACAGTTTATGTTGGTGCTTTATCTGCAACTAATACTTCTATACCAGCAGGTTCAGTTTCAACTTCTGTATTAGCAGATGGATCTGTTACTACGGCCAAGATTGCAGCAGATGCTGTCAATGGTTCTAAAATTGCAGATGATAGTATTGACTCAGAACATTATGTAGATGGTTCTATTGATACTGCACATATTGCAGACTCACAAATCACAACTGCCAAACTAGCAGACTCAAGTGTAACTTCAGCTAAGATCGCTGATGGAACTATTGTTAATGCAGACATTAATGCTAGTGCAACAATTGACGCAACAAAAATTCATGATGGTAGTATTTCTAATACAGAATTTGGTTACTTAAATAATGTATCTTCTAATATCCAAACTCAATTAGATGCTAAACTTGTTAAAGCAAATAATTTATCTGACTTAACCAATACTGCTACTGCTAGAACTAATTTAGGTGTAGCAATTGGAACTAACGTACAAGCATATGATGCTGAACTACAAGCAATTGCAGGATTAACTTCAGCAGCAGATAAAGGTATTCAATTTACTGGTTCAGGCACAGCAGCAACTTATGATTTAACAACTGCTGGTAAAGCTCTATTAGATGACGCAGATGCTTCTGCTCAAAGAACAACTTTAGGATTAGGAACTATTGCAGTACAAAATGCAAACAATGTTTCTATATCTGGCGGAACTGTAACAGGATTAGGAAGTCCAAGTGCAGGTTCAGATGCAGCTACTAAAACTTACGTTGATAATTTAGTAACAGGACTTAAAACAAGAATTATCGTTAGAGTAGCAACTACTGCTAATATTAATTTATCTACTGATTTAGAAAATGGTGATACCTTAGATGGTATTACACTAGTAACAGGTAATAAAGTTTTGGTTAAAAACCAAACTTCAGCAAGTGCTAATGGTATTTATGATGTAGTAGCAAGTGGTGCTGCAACTAGAAATACAGACTATGATACTATTGCAGAATTAGCTGGACAAATTGTAGTAGTCCAAGAAGGTACAACTAATGGTGATGATTTATACCTTTGCACAACTGACACCTCAGCTTCATTAGGAGTTTCTGATATTACATTTACTAAAGTGTTTCCATCATCTGGTGGAACAGTAACACAAGTAGCAGTAGCAGATTCAGGTGCTTCAGAATTTACTGTAACAGGTTCACCTATTACATCTTCAGGAACTATAAGTTTAGCGGTTAATAGTATTAGTAATGCTAAAATATCTGGACTAGGAACAGCAGCTACTTTAGACGTTGGAACATCTGCTAATAATATAGTACAATTAAATGGATCAGCACAACTACCTGCTGTAGATGGTAGTCAATTAACAGGCATAGACGCAGCAAGTCCAGGATTTGCTATTGCTATGGCAATCGCATTATAATATAGGAGTTTATATGGCACAAAATTTTAGAAGATACACAAGCAACGATGTAGGAACATCTGCTGCAACATTATTTACATCTGACAGTTACGATACAGTAGTAGGTATTTCAGTAGCGAATGTTACTGCTTCAAGTGTAACAGCTTCGGTTTATATCAACGATGGAACAAACGACATCTATCTAGTAAAAGATGCACCAATCCCAGCAGGATCTGCATTACAAGTATTAGATGGTGGAGCAAAATTTGTAGTACAATCAGGAGATGCTTTAAAAGTTATTTCTAATACTGCAAGTTCACTAGATGTTTGGGTTTCCACAGTTGATGCAATTAGTTCATAGGAGAAAATAAATGCCGTTTATTGGTAACCAACCAACAGCAGTACCTTTATCAAGTGCTGACATAACTGATGGAATTATTACACCAGCTAAATTAGCAACTACTTTAGATTTATCTTCTAAAACAATTACATTACCATCAGGAGTAGGTGGTAAGGTTTTGCAAGTAGTATCTACACTATATACAACTGCTACATCTCAATCTATTTCACAAAATACAATAACAAATGTAACTGGGGTTAATGTATCTATTACTCCATCTTCTACATCAAATAAAATTTTAATTTATTGTAGATTTTTTGGAGAATTTAGTGGAGATCCACAAGATGCTATGTTTGGTTTAAAAAGAGATAGTGTAGAAATTGGCGGTGCTGTTAGTGCTGGAGATAGGACTTACGGAATATCAATTCCTGTGGATTCAGCTACAAGTACAGATAATGCAAGTACACCAGATACAGTATATTTTCATCATTTAGATTCTCCATCTTTAACAAGTTCATTAACATATTATCTGACTGCCTATGCAAAAACATCAGGAAGAACTTTATATATAAATAGAACTGTTAATGATTCATCAGGAAGTCCATATTTTTATGAAAGAGGTTCTTGTGAAATTACAGCTATGGAGATTTCAGCATGATTGTAGAAGCTATTTTAAAAATTAATCCTAATGCAAAAGTAAGTGTAACTAATGAAAATTTAAATGAAATAACTTGGCATAACGGAACAACACCAATATCAAAATCAGAAATAGAAGCTATGATACCAGTTGTAAAAGCTGAAATGGAACAAGCAAAATTAGATAAACAACAAGCTGAACAATCAGCTATTAATAAACTAAAAGCATTAGGTTTAACTGATGCGGAAGTAGAGGCATTTAGAAAATAATGGCTTATATCGGCAAACAACCACTTGTAGGAAATTATACTGTACTTGATCCACTTACAGCTACGACTACTGACACTTATACTTTAACTAAAGGTGCTGTTGCAGTATATCCTCATTCTCCAGCTAACTGCATTGTATCGTTAAACGGAGTTATTCAAGCACCTTTTGATTCATATTCTATTTCAGGTTCTAACATTGTTTTCTCATCTGCACTTACAGCTTCGGATTCAATAGATTTTATAACTGTACTAGGAGATACTTTAAACATTGGAGTACCTTCTGATAACACAGTAACCGCTTCTAAGTTTAGTTATGCAGAAGCAACTTTAACTGATGGTGCAAACATTAGTTGGAACGCACAATCATCACCTATTGCTAAAGTAACATTAGGTGGAAACAGAACTTTAAATGCACCTTCTAATAGTGTTGCTGGACAATTTATTTCTTTGCTAGTGATACAAGATGGAACTGGCTCAAGAACTTTAACATGGAACGCAGTATTTGAATTTACAGCAGATACCGCACCAACTCTAACTACTACTGCTAACTACGGCGATTTATTTACCTTTAGATATAATGGTGCTAAATGGTTAGAAGTAGGTAGAAACCTTAACTTGGTATTAAGCTAATGTACGCACTTGTAATTAAGAACTCTATTGAAAAACTTTTTGCTTATCCAAAAGGATTTGTATTAAATGGTAATCAATACCCAGCAGATATATTTACTAAATGGTCTAAAGCAGAAAAAGAAGCTATCGGAATTTATGAAGTAGAATTTAATCACTCTAATAAAAAAGATGAAGAATACTACATCAATACTAATGAGCAATTTAAGTTTGAGAACAATAAAGTAATATCTTATTTTGGTACTGCTACACCTAAAGCATTAGAAGATAAAAATGCAGTAGATGAAGATAACAAACCTATTCTTCAAGATGGAAAACAAGTAGTCATCAAAGGTTTAAAATCTCAAAAGAAATCTATTATCAAACAACAAGCTAGTGGATTACTTGCACCAACTGATTGGTATGTAGTCAAAGCTAGTGAAGTTGAAGGTTATACTATTCCAGCTAACATATCTTCGTTTAGAGCAGAAGTAAGAACTAAATCTAATGAAATGGAAAGTATGATTGATGCTTGTACTACTGTTGATGAACTAAAAGCATTATACGAATATACCAAACAACAAGACGGAACAACTGCAAGACCATTACCTACATTTCCTAAAGAGGTAATCTAATGAGTTTAATACTCCCAGCAAATTCTTTAGCTGTTGGTGGTTATGAGATAGCTAATTCATTACGATTTAATTCTGGTAGTAGTGATTATCTAAATAGAACTCCAGCAAGTTCTGGAAGTTTAACAACTTGGACTTTTTCAACTTGGATTAAAAGAGCAAACATAAGTTCTTCTCAACAAATGATACTTATGGCAAGTCCAAGCGGGGGAAATGATATGCAACTTAATTTTGGTGCAACTGATCAAATAGAATTTTTTAATAGAAGTGGTGGGAGTGTTAATGGAATTATTTATACAAATGCAAGATATAGAGATGTTTCTGCTTGGTATCATATAGTTTTTGTTTGGGATACTACAAATGCAACTGCTGGAAACAGAATGAGGTTGTATGTAAATGGAGAAGAAGTAACTTCATTTGAAACTGATACAAACCCACCTTTAAACACTACAAGTTTTGTTAATGGAAATACAAATCATAAAATTGGACAAGCTATAAGTGGTAGTGCTAGTTTTAATGGCTACATGTCAGAAACATATTTCATTGACGGACAGCAATTAACACCTACTGACTTTGGAGAATTTGATGAAGATAGTGGAATATGGAAACCTATCGCTTACACAGGTACATACGGAACAAATGGTTTCTATTTAGACTTTGAGAATAGCGGTAGCTTAGGTGCTGACCAATCAGGTAATGGAAATAACTTTACAGTTAATAATTTAACTAGCATAGACCAAGTAACAGATACTCCTACTAATAATTTTGCAACATTAAATGTTTTAGACAATGCACAATCTAGTGCTACTTATTCAGAGGGTAATTTAAAATGGTCTACTACAACTAATAGTCATTATTTCTGGGGTAGATCAATAATAGGTGTTTCAACAGGAAAATGGTATTTTGAGGCAAAATTAACAAGTGCTATGGAACATGGATATATTGGAATTTGTGTAGATGCACCAGATGATAATACTACTTTTTTAACTAATGGTGGTGCAAATGATGAATTTGAATGGGGATATAAATTATCTGATGGAAGAATATATAATAACATAGGAGATTCTGCTTATGGAAGCACTTATACTACAGGAGATATAATTGGAGTTTATTTAGATTTAGATAACAACAAATTATATTTTGCAAAAAATGGAACAATACAAAATAGTGGAACAGGAATATCAATAACTAGTCCAGCAAGTACATCAACAGGAAATTATTTTTTCTGTGTATCTGATGGTACAAGTGGAACATCTGGTACTTGGGAAGCAAATTTTGGCAATCCAACATTTACAATTTCATCAGGTAATACTGACCCTAATGGATATGGAAATTTTGAATATGACCCAAGTGCTGGAACATTTGATGGTGTTTCAAAATCTTTTTATGCACTTAACACAAAAAATTTAGCGGAGTTTGGATAATGGCTTACACAGATATAGACAAACCATCAGATTATTTTAATACTAAACTTTATACAGGTAATGGTAGCACACAAAGTATAACTGGAGTTAATTTTCAACCTGATTGGATTTGGTTCAAAGTTAGAAGTGAAGTTGGTAGTCATAGACTTGTAGATGCAGTAAGAGGAAATACTAAATATTTATTTTCAAATGGAACAGATGCTGAAGCAACAGTTACAACTAATGTTACAAGTTTTGATTCAGATGGGTTTTCTTTGGGTAATGGTAGTGTTAATGAAAATACCAGAACATACGCAAGTTGGTCATGGTTAGCCTCAAACACAACTG